TCGTTGGTGTAATTCCGAGGATTTGGGAAGATACACGTTAGTGAAAGAGTCTAGGGCTTCAAAAATCGAAGAAATTATAGCAGGGTATGAATGGAAATTGGCGCATGAGATGAATACCTTGCATGACCTTAAAGCTGTGATCTATGGGTTCAAAGGATTAAACCACCACATTTTACGTATGAAATATGTTGAAGGCTTGACGCTGAAAGAGGTTGCTAGCGAATTGGGTTATAACGCTGGTTACATCAAGAACAGACACAGTGCGGTACTCAAAGGACTGAAATCTAGAGACCAAAAGAAGTTACCTTTTAGTGACCCTAAGTATTGAAAAATCATGATATACTGTTATCAGTAAAACTATGAATAAATTTGTAGACGTCCTTTTGGGGGCGTCTTTTTTGCACACAAAAATAGGCCACTGCCGGGTTAACAGTGGCCGGAGACAATGAAAAAGTATAATAGGGTTGTTTGTATACAAAGTATAGCACTACAGCGCTTACATAGCAATAAAAAGAAGACCGCTGTTTCCGCAACGCTCAAAAGTGTAAGAAGTAACTGGAAAGAATTTTACCATTGCGATACATAGATGGCAATACCGAAAAAGAGGTGAGCAACCATGGTGAATAAAGGTATAGACAACTTGATCCCGAATGATGAACGAAGTCCGGATAAAGTTAGGGAAAACGCACGAAAAGGCGGCATCAAAAGCGGGCAAGTCCGACGGGAAAAAGCCAATTTCAAGAAAGCCCTAGACCTCGTGTTAAAGGCAGATATTTCTGACAAGAAGATGAAACAAACCCTTGAAGGGATGGGCTTTGACCAAACGCACGAAATGGCGATCACCCTCTCGATGGTACAAAAAGCGGCTAAAGGAGATGCCAAAGCGGCGGCGTGGGTATCTGGCTTGGTTCATGCAAACAAGTTAGAAGTGACGAGTGACGTAGAGTTAAGCGTCAAAGACAAAAAGCAACTGGCCGAAGAGTTTTTTGCGGAGATGAATCCAGATGAATGATACACAGAAAAAAGTCGTAAAGATTCTCGATCAAGCGGTGCCGAAAAAAGAATTGAAGAAATGGCTTGTTGGATATATCCCCAAGCATTACAAGCGGTTGAGTATCTCGATGGCAGAAGCCAATGAGCTTGCTGTTACTGGGGCAACCGAAGCCGTTGCTTATTTTGGTACGAAGTTGTATTTCACCCAAGCGTTGCTGTTTGGCGCTGTCGCGAGTGGTCGTTATCAAAAGTTTATTGTGGTGACGCCTTCGCAATATGGAAAGTCGTGGCTGTGTGGTCAACTTGCCTTGTGGTTAGCCAATAAAAATCATCAAGTGTACGTATCCGGCGGAAATACCAATACCACAGAAATCATCATGAATAAAACGATTGGACATATCCAGCACGCAGATCGTGAGATTACCGATAAGCTGTTAGAAACGGCAGACAAATTGGAACGCCTGCAAACCAGTCTCTCGAAGAAGAAACTATCGTTTCGAGGCGGTGGTTCGGTCGAAGGCTTGTCCTTGGGGGATACTTTCAATAATCCGCTTAAATCTAATCAAGCGGTCGGCCGCGGTGGGGATTTCATTGTTGATGAAGCGTCTCTGATCAGTGATGACGCTTATGCAGAGATGGGGCGCCGTGAGTTTGCGCAAGAAGTCGGCGATCCATATATCTCATTTGAAATTTCGAATCCTCATAATCCTGGGCGATTCTTTGATAAATTGACCCATACGACGATTCCTAAAGGAACCTTGATCGTGTGGATGGATATTCGAACCGCCTATGAAGAAGGTCGGGTCAAGTCCAAAGAGCAAGTGCTCGAATCAGAGTTTTTTCAAAACAAGTCTACCTGCAAGCGCTACTTGCTGTGTGAGTTGGAAGATTATTCCGAAGCCTCACTGTTTGAACCTGTCACATGTGACGATAGCGAGCTATCTGAGGAGCTAGAGTACTGTTTAGGCGTCGATAGTGCCTACAAAGGCGAAGACGGCATAGCAACGGTTTTGAGTGCTGTAGACAGACAAGGAAAAATCCGCGTGCTTGATCATGTGGCGATTAAAAAAGAGCATTGGGTCGATGGGCGAACCGGAGAAGAAGTGGTACAATCGTTAGTGAAGATCATCCAAACCTATCACGTGAAGCACGTCTGTGTGGATGTGGGGTATGGGGTGTATATTGTGGAAGGCTTAGCCAAACGAGCGCAGGACTTCACTGTCACACCGATCGCTTTTGGGTCAGGCACCACCGACTACCGGAAAAAAGCCGGGCACTATGCAGCGGTTCAGGGTGCGAATAAGCGGGCCGAGATGCACTTGGACTTGGCGGACTTGATCGAAAACCAACGGCTGTCCATGACTAGCGAGATGCACGCACTTGTTAAAGAGCAGCTGAATGCCGTACAAGTCTACCATAAGTCAGGAGACGTCAAACCGAAAACTGCAATCATCCCAAAGGATGACATCAAGAAAAAGATTGGGAAATCGCCCGACGAGTTGGATGCCACCTTATTGTCGGTTCATGCCGTGTTACTGCACCGATTAGAACAAAAAGTGTTGTTGTATCAGGGCGATTAAATAACGAAAATTGAAGAAATGCAGAAGCGCATTTCACAAAGTCAATTCGGTATAAATCCCATGAAAGGGTGGTCGTTCACCTAGACCAATTAAAATTCACAATGTCGGGTGCTACAGACCGCTACAACCCTACAGCTTGAGCTAAGCGTGATTATGTAAACTAGGAAATAATATAACAAAAACCGACCAATTTAATGATCGGTTTTCTTTTGGGATAGAGCGTTTATAGCATCTTGTGTGACGATAATAGTTTTCCCAAATTTACGATAAGATCCTTTTGGAAACTTATCAGGATACTTGAATAACATTTGACGGACATAACCATCATCTTTTCCTAGTATTCTTGATGCTTCGGTTGCGCTGTAAATTTTAAGTGTATCTAAATTAATGGACATTTTTGATCCTCTCCTAAAAAAAGAAGGTAAGAAGCTTTATCAGTATAGAAATAGACAAACACGCAAGAATAAATATCAGGTATTTTTGTTTTTTTCTTTTATCCATGATAAACTATGAGTAGATAAAGGGAGGAGCGTATCGCTCCAATCCCTTAACGGTTTAAAAACAATCTCAAGATTTCTAGTAGAGTGTTTATCAAACTAGCAATGGCTGTTGCTAGCAAGATTTTCTCTGTAGTGTCTTTAGATTGTTTTTTCTTATGTCTACTCATATCCTCACCTCCTTATATTTATATTATAAACGATATCGTTTATAATATCAACACTTTAATCAAATAAAAGATGAAAAAGTCCTAAATCCTAGGGCTTTTTTTGTTGCCCTGAAAGGCGGTGAAACGATGAACGAAACCAAAAAGGATGCCAACATTCCCATTATTCAAGACATGCTGCGGTGCAATGCCGCTTGTGCCGGTTCCTTTGCGCCAAAAGAATTTCGCTGCGAAGAAGATGCGATCGATTGGTTGTATCGCAATTTGCCAACCGTGCGCTATGCGGTCAAACAAACCGTCAATCATATCTTTTCCAATGGCATGACGACCGGCAACGACGAACAAGACGAGCGCTTAGATGCGTGGCTATACGGCTACAACATCCGAGGCGTGACCAATTACAGCGTCTTAGAAAACGCCATTGAAGAAGCCATGATTTATGGCAAATGCGGCTTGCGCTTCTTAAGCGAAGAAGACGGATTGCTGACGGTAAATAGCCGCTATTTCAACGCCATCACTGAAGACAATGAGGACTATTACGGCTTTAAAAATACGATTGGCTATCTCTTGTCTTTCGGCAAAGAAAAGATCTACGAAGTGGATCGCAAGGAAATCAACTTTGATCGTGCCGCTTATGAGAAAACCGGCGTGATTGTGGATAAGGAAAAGAAACTGATGATCCTATCCAAAGAGACCTTTGTCAGTGTGCGGGAAAATCCCACACAGGAAGCTGCAGACAGCCCATTGTCTTATGATCGCCAACGCTTAGAATTGATCAAGCGCATCTATGAACGGCTGAATTACGACATTGAATATGACGGTCCGGGTCGATTGGTCTTACGCGTGAATGATCATACTGGGGATATCCCCGAAGGGGCGACCGGTGCGTCTGAGGTCATGAATCAATCCTCAACCGCACAAGAAAGCCGGTCAAAACAAATTCGTGCCGAGGCAACTGGCTTAGCCAAACAGATCAAAGAGTCTACCGAATCGCAAGTGATCACCGTGTCAAATATTTTCGATAAGGACATTACGCATCTGCCGCGGGTCACCAAAGCGACGGACTTGATGCCGCTATTAGACAACGCAGAAGAAATCGTAGCACAGCTCTTTGCCATCAATCCGGTTTTACTAAGCATCGGAAAGATGAACGGTAACGTCTCGATGGAAAAAGTGATCGATAATGCCATGCTAAACACGATCATTCCGATCCGTGAAAAGTATGCCACCCAGTTGTCAAAGATGTTGGCGGCGCATCTAGGCTTTGAAAAGATTTATTTCAACAAGTACGAATTGAAACAAAAGATCGATGAAAACGAGCAGCGCGTAAAAATTGCCGGAATCGCGAAACTCTTGAAAGATGCGGGCTACGACGAAGTAGCCGACGGCTTTGCGGAACAACTGAAACAAGAAATCGATCCCGAGAAAAGTCAGCCGATCAAGAAAAAGAAAAAGAAAACCTTATTTGGGAGGAAACGTAAATGAAAAAATTAGGCGTCGAAAAAATGAAAGAGATTATTGAACAAAGCGAAGAAGTGACCGCGATTGCCACCGTCGCCGGGATGGACGTCATGACGTTCCAAGATGCGCAAAAAGCCAATCGGGCAGAATTAGCCTTTGGCAAAGAAGAAGACTTAGGCGAGCGCCGAACGGTTGCTGGCGGGTTGTCCTATGCCTCTAGTAATGCCAAACGCTTAGCGATCGATCCGGACATGTATTTCATTAATCGCTACAAACGCGTTGAAGAAACCAACGAGAAGGGCGAAAAAACGGTGAAGTATTACGTGGTCACTGATTATCGTGCCATTCAAGAACAAGCTAGCGGGGCAATTTATACACCGAATGTGGTGGCTTATGTCGTGGAGCGCAATAATTCCCGCCATCTAGTGGTCACAGGGCAAGAGTTGATCAGTGAGCGCGAATTTGTCAATGATTTTGGTAAGAAGTTGAAAAATGAAGACATGGCAAGAATCGCAAAAGCCATGGGAACAATCGCAAAAGCGCTAGAATCTGATGCGCTCGCATTCTAGGCGGTGGCAAGATGACTCTCCATCCAGAGCTACTTTATACCTTTGCAACTGGTAACCAAACGGCAGAAACTCAAGAACAGCTTCACCGGATTGTCGTGTATCTATTACAGGTATTTGACGAAGAACAGGAGCGCTTTGCAACAGTCAATAACCTGCCGATAGAAGAGGAGACCTATGCGGAGATGCGGCAAGACTATGCGGCCTACTTGGCTGATCTAGTCTTAGGATTGCGCACACGCATGATAGACAAACAACAACGCATGAAAGACGACGGCACATTCGATCGAATGGTGCTTTTTTTGATGGTCGTAAACGAATTTGACCGGATTGAACACTCTGAATGGTCGAATGCCAAACAACTGGCACAACTAAATGTCGTTCAACACTTTCGACTCACGCATCCCGGTGCCACGATTATGAAGCGTTGGGTCGCACACGCAGGCGGTTGTGAGCGGTGTCTGGCCATGGATGGGGTCGAAGTACCGATTGATGAACCGTTTCTCGTTGCTGGACAAGCCGTCCAAACTGCAAACGGCGAAGCGTTCATATATGACTACATTTCACGAGACGTCGCTATCATGCACCCAAATGATCGGTGTTATGTGGAATTTATTATCACTTACTAAGAGGAGGAAGAACCATGAGAACCAAACGAATCATGAAAGTCAGCGTGAATCTAACCAGCGGGGAGAAACTCACGTTTGAAGGCGATCAAGCCCAACAAGTGGTGCAACAGTACAAACTGCATGAACTTGGACAAACAGAAAATACGATGTTGCAGTATGTAGATGGAAAAGGTGAGCGACAAGGGATTGAATGGCGCTGTTTATGTGGCTATACCATCCATCCAACGACCACAGAAGAAATTCCAGATCGTACGTGCGACCCACGGGATTGCATCGAACCGATTGTGCGTCCTGTGGATCCGCAAATGATCACTGTCACGCCAACCGGAGATGGCGCCAAGATTGTAGCAGAAGCAATCGAAGGCATACAACTGGTGCTGTATAAAGGCATCACAGAAGAAATCGAAGTCGGTGGCATAAGTAAAGGCGAAGTTACCTTGACCGGATTGGCTGCAGGAACAGCCGTAATCGAAGGAACGTACAAAATCGCCAATCGTGGCCCGGTGCGTGAATCGTATAAAGTACTTGTCCCCGCCTTTAAAGTATTGGATAAAAAGCCAGACGAGACACCCGACGAAAAAACAACGCCTGTCAAAGAGTAGGTGGGCGTGATGACAACAGAGGTAACGTGGTACAAAGATCTGGAAGAGATGCGCCAAGCTCTCAGGGGTACACAGACTAACGCACCCTATGAACCAAAAAAAGTAGTGGATAAGAAAAAACCGACCGGTAAACGTCCAAAAAAGAAGGTGAACGCCCATGAGTAAAGGCACCTATAAATTGATCGACGGGGTCGAAAGTCCTCAACAGTTTCAAGTGGTCCTTACCCGCAACGGTGGGGCGTTTTATACGTCGACGACTCTGACACCGGGTGAGGTGTACGAGTTGGAAGGCGACGAGCGGTTCTTGCGCTCGCTGTATGCAGCACGGGTGCACAAACCGTATTCAGACTCGTTGAAAGAAACGCTCGATCAAAAAGGAATCGCCTATGAGTTGAATCGCTGTCAATCGTGTGGCGGCCGAATCACCAAGCTGAGCTACCCCGTAGTGGAGGTGACCCTTGATGACGAAACCTAACCTGATTCAATCGTTGTTATGGCGTACCAAGCAGCGAGAACAAGCCAAAAAAGAGTACGACGAAGTACTCACCTTAGCGGCTAAGTCCACAAATGATGAAATCATCAAACTAGCTACCAAAGTGTCCGACAATGGCACCGTTCGATTGTTGGATGAAGGCATGGTAGTGGACGCGGAAGGCTATCCGCAACTCTATATCAAAAAAGGGGCAATTGACGCCTATTACGAACAACTGTCCACAGAGCATGTCGGAAGTATCAATGTCGGTCACCACGATTTTGCGACATTTCCGTTTTTAGTCGGTGAATGGACCAAGGAAGCGTTGTCGGTGGTCGATATTGGGGAAGGTCGGAAAGGCCTAGAGGTGCAATTGAACCTTTATGAGGATTCCCTTTTTATTCAAGAGTTGAAGAATCGCGACTACCCCATCGGGGTAAGCGCAGAGTTTTCTTATCGCTTGGATGTCGATTCTTCTGAGGAGTATCAAATTCAAATTATCGAAGCGATCGACATTAAAGATTTCGCACTTGTCGGAGATGCCGGCAACGTCAGCAGTAACAACATTCAATTAAACGCAAAGGAGCGTGGCAACATGTCAAAAAAAGAAAAGCAATCCTTGTTTGAAAAGTACTTTACGAAGTACGAAAAACTCGCAACAGAAGCCGCAAACGAACCAGCAGAGAGCGTCACAGAAAATGGTGACGTCACAAACGAACCGGAGAAAAAGACTGAACCGGAAACAGCGAAGGACAAGGAACCAGAAACCAAGGAAGCCAAAGAAACAACGGTAGAAAAAGAGGACAAGGAACCCGAAAAAAGCAAAGAAACCGCCGATGCGCAGTTGGATCAAGCGGCAAACCTGATAAAAAACATGGGGCAAGAGCAACAAAAAGCCTTAAGCATCATGAATGCCATGGAACAAAAGATCACTGCGCTAGAAAAAGAAAATGCCGAATTGAAAGGCAAAAACACACAATTAGCCACGGCAACAGACAAAGGCTTGGCACACTTCGAAGAAGTGGTGAAAACCATGAATTTGGATGTAGCGCTAAGTACGGCAAAAAACAACGAAGACCAACCGGTGCTGACCGATGGTTTCGGGAAGGGGTAAAACAATGAAACTGGATTATTCAATCGATCAAATCAAAGCACTCTCTCAACCGATGGAGGAGATCATCGAACTGTCGTCAAAAATTGGCGATATTGGTTATGCACCCGATTTTAGCAACAATTCGCTAGCCAGCAATTTGGAAAACACGCACCCCTTGGTGACGTGGTTGATGAACACACCCATGACAACTAAAATGCGCGCAGCCGCAAGTCGTGGCTTAGGTTCATTGCATAAAGAGGCGACGACAGGCGAATGGGTCTTGGAATTTCCGTATACGGTCGGGACGTTACCGCCAGATGATACGACAGGCGCTTGCTGCTGGGTACCGCTAGAAATTGCCAAATGCGGTGGAAAGGTGCCGTTGCGTTTGTTGTGTCTAAAAGACTGTGAAAACATTATGGATGACTTGATCAATAAAAACCGCATTGGTGGCTCGAACGATTTGCTAAACGTGTTCTTGAAACCAGGCGAAACCGTGGCAGATGCACGCGTGCGCATGGCAAGAAATTCGATGGCCTTCTTTACGGCCTACAATATGATCAACGGTACAATCAACGGCGGCACAACCCATCTAAAACCGTTCCACGGCTTATTGGAAGTGTTAGAAAGTGCGGATGTGATCAAGTTCTTCGGTACAAATATCTTAGGCGCCTTTGACCGTTTGGCATGCCGCTGGAATGTATTAGGTGGCGGAAACTATGTAATCGCAGTCCACCCCTTAACGAAGATGGGGATTGAAGCGGTGATTGTCGAAGGGAAAAACAATAAATTGCCGGCTGGATGGACCCGAAACGGGGAGGCCTTAGCCTTTCATGGCGCACCAGTGATTGCAGATAAAGTGATTCCAGTGGATGTGACGAAAGGAATCGGAGAAGCGTGGATCTTAGAGGCGAATTCTGTGGGTACCTACATGGCAACAGATCTGATCCCGGCAGAACCCTACATTTACCACGATTTCACGTCAACCAATGATCCGGCCAAAGGCTGTGCGGGGAAATGCGATTACTACTATAACTTGGGTACGGTGTTTAACACAAATCCAAACCAATTAGCGGTAATCAAAGAAATTCCGTTGTCAGCGAATTGCCAAGGCGACGTACTGTTCGGCTTAGACAACTTGATTGCACCAGACACCTTAGTTCCAATGGTTTAAGCCGATGTATGAAGAAATTGCCGATCAACTAGAAGCGTATTGCGACTGCTTGCCGGACAAATTGAAACGAAAAGATCTCGTAAAATTGCTGGAAGAGATGATTTGGGTGATTAGTAATCAAACGTGCTGGGCGAATAAGCCTTGTGAAACGTTTCTGAATAGCCAACGAGAAGAAGTATTCGAGACAGAAGCGTTCGCTCCTTGCAGTTGTGAAGGGGTGTTCGCTTTTTTCCCGTATTACTATTTCCCAATCGATCCGCAATCGTTTGAGGTCTTTTTTGTCACGTTGGATGGGGTCGAAGAATCCGTGGAGCAAGTGAAGCCAAAGGACTATCACTACAGTGAAGTGACCGGTCAATTGAAGGTCGATCTTCGCCCATTCATGGGTGGCGAGAATTGTTGCCATTGTCCGAAGGACTACAAACTACTCGTCCTCTATCACGCAGGTTATGAGCGTTTGCCCGAGTGTCTTTTGCAACTGTTTTGTGAAATCCTGCAATTGTTTTATCACAAGAACAATTGCGATTGTGAGAGCTGTCAAGGGTGTAAAACCAAACCGTCAGTCGGTGGGACTAGCGGTGCTGTTTTTGAAGATGCCGAGGCCCTGGAACGGATGCAGGATACGACTGCTCGGGTGGAGCGCTATTTAATGCGCTTGATTGCGAAGAGCTACCAGCGCCAATTGGGGTTGCTTAGCCTATGTGGGCGACGCCGTGTGTACGCTTGGGGGGAAGTTATATGAAAGTAAAATATTTAGGGTGTGCCAAACGAAAAACAGGTAGCGGCTGTCGCTCCTGCGGTGGTGCTACGTCGTATGGATACACAATGGAACGCATGACCCGCTTTGTGATGACCAATGGGGAAATCCGACAATATGTGGCTGGAGAGACCTATGAGGTGACCCAAGAAGAAGCCGGGTATTTACTAAATCATACCTGTGCAGAAGTGCCTATTTTTAAGGTGGTGGGCTAGATGAGTGTTACCAGCATGGTCTTAGCGGTGGCTGAAAAAGAGCTGGAGAGAAAAGCCAAACGTATCGAGGTACTGTTAAAACAAGAAGTCCATGTGAAATCCGGTGCCCTGCGCGACAGCATCGAAAAAAAGAAAAAGGGCACCGGGGAGTATTTCATCGGTGTCAATGTCGAGAAATTAAAAGCCGACCCTCGGAACATCGGTGGGCTGGATTATTCTCGCGCCTACCACGATGGACATGGTCCATACACTATCGTACCGAAACGCGCAAAAGTATTGCGGTGGATAGGGGCAGACGGAAAGGTTCATTTCGCAACCAAAGTGAAGAACCCCGCCCATGCAGGCGATCCCTTTGTTCAACGTGCGGTCCAACGCTTTAAGAGAGGATGAAACCAATGGAAGAAGTAGAAAAGGCAAAAAAAGAAGCCATCAAACAGCTGGGTAAAGAAGATGCGGTAGACACAGAATTGGAAAATACCAAGCAAGCCGCATTAAAAAAAATTAACACGCTGAACTTGAAAGAGCAAAAAGCCGTGTTTGTCAAACAGGTCAACGAAGCCAAGACCGTAGCAGACGTGGAAAAGGTGCTCGCGCAAGCGCAAATGGTCTCGGATCAACACGACAAGGAGGACGCAACAATGGGAAATAAAGAAGCATTTATTCAACGAAAAATTACAGTATTAAACACCAAAGGCAGCTCTAAATTTGAACGCTTGGCGCAACGCGTCATTCTTAATAATCGTTAATCAGAAGAAGGAGGAAACAACATGGCTCGTTGTAAAAATGAAGCATTTTTAGCAAAAATCGGGTTGGAAAAACTCGGAGACACACAGGAAGTCGATTTTGCCGTCCTGACAGACATTGACAGTTGCGTGCGCTTGGAAACGATCGATCGGATTAAGGTAGAGGGCGACCACAGTTATTATGATTCCTTTGATAATCCAAAGGATCAATTTAACTGTTTACCCGATAGCTGTCACAATACAGGCACGTTGCATGTCTCAAGAAAAGAGGCGGGAAAAGGGATCTCTGCAACGTTTGCGGTGAAAGAAGACGCAACGTATTTCTACGCAGGTATTCTAGGACTATATATCCAAGGAAAAGGCCGTTATGAACACACGGTCATTGTCTCGGATATCAAAGACCATGAACAAAAAAACGCGGATGTGTACAAACGCATCACGAACGCCGCCGATCGGGAATTTAAGTTGTTGCTTGTCGATTTTAGTAAAGCGCCTGAGGAGCAACGCGGGGATGGCTGGCAAGCGTCAGAAGAGGGTGTCTTGATTCAAGTGATTTCCACACCTAAAGAAGGGCAGACCGCTAAGGTCGGCTACTCCTCAATGATCATTTTTGAAAGCATTGAGGATTTAGAAGGCAACGACGTAGTGAAGATCGGCTGTCTAGAAAACATCACGGGAGCGTTTACGGTGGATGCGACCACTTCGACCTGTTTTGGGGCAAAGTATGACCCAAACAGCACCAAAATTGAGCGGACCTTAGTCGGGAAAAAAGCCACGCCCAACTACCACTTATTGAACCCTTTGATCGCCAAAGGCGAAATGAAGGACGGCTTTGAATTGGTAAGTGGGCGCAAGGAAGTCAAAGAGCGCTTCGTTGACGGCGTGCGCTACGGCTATGTGAAAGTAGCGGATATGTACGAAGACGAATGTGCCTTTACTACCGCTGCACGAGATGACGAATGTCACGTGACCGAAGCCCAATTGGTGCGCGTAAGCACCCCGGTCTTGTTGGATTTAGAAAGTACGCAGTTCTTTGTTATGACGACAAGTCAATACACACAAGATGATTTAGGCGTCTTATTGTTCCATGAATCGTTAATCGGAACCGATGTCGTAGTGTCTTATCCAAAACGCACACGAGTGGAACAATTCATCGGAAGCACCGAGCACATCAATGAACGCCGCGTGCGAATGAGCTTTATTGCTTGTCAAACGGATGGCGTACAAGTCCAATACATCTTTAACAATGTGTTGATTACGTCATTTCCTGGAACGATCACCAATGAAGAAGGTTCGTTTGAATTTACGATCTCGATTCAAAAAGACCGAAACGGTCAATTTTATGAAATGAATAAACTATGGGGGTCTAGATAATGACAACAGATAAGATTTCAACGATTGAATTAGTAGACATCAACGAAAAGTTAAAGAAAACAGAAGAGGATTCGACACCGTACGCGTCGATTCAAGATCAGAAGATCTCTGTTTTAGGAGATGCCAATAAAACAGAAGTGAAAAAAGCGGATTATTCGATCCGCTTTCGCATCCCGCAACACGCGTTAGCGGAAAAACCGGCAGCCGCGAAAATCATCGGCGAGTATTACATCATCGATATGACTTATGAAGACATTTCACTAAATCCGCGAAATGATTTGAAGATCATGGCGGCGATTGCAGAAATGTTGCCGTTTTTCAACGACTTGAAAGAAAACGGTGAGATCGATTCCTTAAGCGGGGAAGAGATGGTCAAACGCTTGGCCTATGCAGGTGACCAGGTCATTGAAGGCATCTATAATTTGGTCGCAGCCTTCTTGAATGTTGGGGAAGAACTAAAGTTCTTCATGACAGGAGCCTCCGTGATTGGAGCCTTAGCTACCATGATCGATACCCACCCAGAGGTATTTAACGAGGCCGATGTTTTTTTCGGGTAGCTTACCGGCGATCTATTGAGAATAACACCACGATCACGCGGGAGAAAGAGACGTATTTTGCGAATCTTTCTCCTTATTTGTATATGGCTCATACTGTCGCAAAAATCTTGCAGTGTCGACCAAACGATATTTTAGATCACTGGGGTGTCCCAGAGTTGCTCGTCGCCTATGGCCATTACGCCAATGAACAGAGCCATCAAGCCTTCCGAGAGTGGCAGAGCCTGCCCAAGAAAGACGGACATCCGGCTCCTGAGGCGTATGCAGTGAAGTTTTACACGGATGAAGGCTTAGGAGAAGGAGGGGACGACGATGTCATCGAGTGAAACAGTTGGCGTACACTTGCGCATGAATACCAAGGACATCGAAAAAGAACTAAAAGAAATCGACGACCGTTTGAAGAAACTAAAAACCGAAAAACCGCAGATCGAGATACGTGCGGAAAAACTCAAGAATGCCAAGACAGAGATCAACAAAATTTCTATTGAATTAAAAGAGTTATCGGCGAAAAAAGCCATGATCAAAGCGGATACAACGGATGTTGCCAAAGGCAAGAAACAAATCGCTGAGATCAATACTCAGATGGATAAATTGCGGGCACGCAAAGCGGTCTTGCAAGTATCCACCGAAAAACTAAAAGGTGCCGATCGGGATGCGAAGAACCTGACCAAAGAAATGGATCAGTTGAATAAGCGCAAAGCGATCTTACAAGTTGATGCAGAAGATGCCGTCAAAGCCGAAGAACAGATGGGGCGCTTGACCGAGAAGATTCACGAAGTGAATACGACAAAAGCCAGTGTAAGTGTCTCGTCTGCCCTGAGCGGCATGGGCAGCGAGTTGCAAGGTGCAGGAGACAAACTGCTGTCTTTGAATCCGCTAAACTCGATGGCGGGAAAAGTCCTAGGTATTGGTGCGGCGGTCAAAGTAGTGGATGCAGGCGTAAACCAACTGAAAAACTCTGTCGGTGGCGCGGTTTCCCGATTTGACACGATGGAGAAATACCCGAAAGTGATGCAATCGTTAGGCTTTGAAGCCAAACAATCCGAAGATTCGATTAAAGCTTTAGGTGATGGGATTGATGGCTTACCGACAACGCTAGATTCAATTGTATCCGCCAACCAACAAATGGTTTCGACGACAGGCGATATCAATAAAGGAACCCAAGCGACGATCGCCTTAAACAATGCGTTTCTCGCCAGTGGAGCGGATTATGAAAAGTCCCAACGCGGAACGGTGCAGTATTTAAAAATGCTCTCGCGCGGTGAAGTAGATCTTGTTTCCTGGCGTACCTTAATTGACACGATGCCGGTTTCACTGACAAAAGTTGCGAATGCGTTCGAGTTCACGGGAGAGAGCGCGAAGAATGATTTGTATGATGCGCTGAATGCCGGAACCATTAGCTTTGATCGCTTTCAAGACAAACTGATTGAGTTGGGCACAGGTACAGGCGAATTGGCGGAATTAGCGAAGATCAATAGTGAAGGGATTGCTACCTCCTTTGAAAATTTAAAAAACTCGACCACCAAAGGGATGGCAAATGTTTTAGGAAAGTTTAGTGAAACCGTCAAAGAAGTAACCGGAAAGAACATTCCGCAACATATCGATAATTTCAAAGGGATAATCAATAGCACTTTTGACAATATCAATAAGAATATGGACAAAACCAAACCCTTTATTGAGAAAGGCGTCCAACTGGTGGAATCATTTGTCGAAAAACTTAAAGCCTTCAACTGGAAAGGGTTCCTTGATGGCATGAAAGAAGGTTTCACCGAAGTGAAAAATGTCGGCATGGCCTTGTTTAATACATTTGTCAAACCAATCGCTAAATTGTTTGGTAAAGGTGATATCTCTAAGGGGTTAGGGAAATTGCCGTTTCAATTGTTCTTGTTAGGGCACGGATTAAAATTTGCCGGTGGGGCCTTCAAGTTGTTAGGTGGCGGCTTTTCAATCTTAGAAAAACTCAATAAATTTAAAGGTGTTCAGTTGCCTTTCCTTAAAGAGAGTGGATCGAAAGTATCCCCTAAAGTGGATTTGTTGAACAACCTAAAAGGAACGGCTTCTAGCCTTGCAAACGGTGCGAAAAATCTTGCGCTGATCTATGGCGCCATTAAAGTCGTAGAAGAAGCGGCAGAGGCAATGAAACAAGTAGAAGAAAAGATTCCGGACAACTTTTTAGGACTGGCACGCAAGATCGGTGCCATGAGTCTAGGGATTGGCGCCATTGGTGGGTTAGCTACGATTGCTGGGAAACTTCCGAAGGAAGTCTTGATTAAAGGACTCGCAACCGTTGCGGTGGTGTCTTTGGAAATTATGTTAGGCGCAGAAGCCATTCGTCAGTTGGGTGAAAAGATTTCCGCTGATTTTATCGGTGTGGTGAAAAAAATCGGCACACTCGCCACGGCGATTGGTGCCATGCTGTTATTAGTGGGTGTTGTTGGTACGATTGCAACGCTAGGTGCGGCTGCGATCATCCCAGGAATGATTGCTGTGGCAGCCGTCTCATTTGAGATCATGCTAGCGGCCGAAGCCATTAAGCAATTGGATGAAAAGGTTCCTAGCGACATGAAAACGATCGCAAAAAAAATCGGAAGTTTGTCAATTGCAATCGGTGCGATCACGGCATTAGATATTGCCCTGGGCGGCACCGCGTTAGTGTTTGGACCATTGATTGGGTTAGGTGCTTTGATCACCAAAATCGTCTCCAAAGAAATCGTGGTCGCTGCCGAAGCGATCAAGCAACTGGATGATAAAGTACCAAATGATATGGGCTCAGTCAAACGAAAACTAGCTTCAATCGTGGATGTCATCCAATACATGTCGCACGCTGATTTGGGCGGTCCAGTAAAAGCAGTTAAAAACAAGTTTAAAGGAGTTAATGTTTCAACTGTCTCCGGTATTCTAAGAGATATGGGGACGCTAGGAACGGAACTATTAAAATTTCCAGCAGTGGATGCCACTGAATCCTTGAAAAGGATTCAAGGGGTTCAGAAAGTAATGGTTTCTTTGCAGGATGATAAAAGCGCCTGGGAGAAAGCGAAAGATTGGGCGAAGTCTTTCTTAGATGATAAAGAGATGGGCTCAATAAAAAAAAACGATTGCCTCACTGGCTTCAATTGCAGCGGACTTAGAGTCGATAGAGAAAATCAAGATTGATTCAAAAGAAGTAACCTCAAAAGTTGAGGGCGTTATAGATGCACTAAAACTCTTGGGAGAGGATGATTTTTCAAAAAAATTAAACACAATAGAATCACCCGGAAAATTTGAATCCATAGAAAAGGTTGTTGCTTCGTTAGTACAAATGGTTGATCACATAACTAAGCTCAATGGAACGATTGACATTGAACCGATACGGACGAATATTGGATTGCTTAAAGAAATCATAAAAAGCCTTGGAAATAAAGACTTATTCAAAGACTACGATATGGGGAAAAATAAGGGATCTAAACGCTTTGCATCAATGGTTAAAACGATCGGATACCTTGTTGAGATCGCCAACAAATTGAACGAACTTTCCGGCAATATCGATATTGGACCTGTAAGAGCGAATATTGAATTACTTAAAGAAGTGATCGGTTCTTTGAATAATCAACAATTATTTGAACATTATGGTATGGGGAAAAATGAAGGTTCTAAACCTTTCGCTTCAATGGTTAAGACAATCGGCCATCTAGTCACGATGGCGCAAAAGCTGAATGAATTATCCAGCCATATTGAAATAGGAGCAGCTAAAGCGAATATCGAATTAATCAAAGAAGTTATTCAATCTTTGGACACCAAGGAGCTATTTAAAAAATATGGTATGGCAAAAGGTGAAGGGTCAGGACCATTCAGGTCAATCGTTAAGACACTGAGTCATCTTGTTTTCATTGCAGGGAAACTAAATGAGCTTTCAATTCAAATTGATATTACTGCCGCCAAAACCAATATCGAGCTCATCAAAGATGTGATTAAAAGTCTAGACATGAAAGAGATTTTTGCAAATTACGGTATGGGTAAAGGCGAAGGATCGAAACCCTTTGCCTCAATAACCAAGACCATGGGTTATTTGGTTGAAATTGCAAACAAGCTGAATGAACTAGGTGTTGAGATTAGTTATGAAGCAGCTAAAACCAATATCGAACTCATTAAAGATGCAATCCGTGAACTATCCGATCCCAAGATTGCCGAGTCGTATGAAAAGATGCTGAAAGGCAAAAAATGGGTGAAAATGAGTGCTGTTGTCGAAGAGATGCTAAACCTTCGGGATAAATTAAACATGTTTGGTTCTGTGCCGTTGAACACTGAGGGAATATTCGGTGGTATTTCGACGCTGAAAACCATCTTAGAAGAGTTAAAAACCTTCGCGAATGACACTAAGACAACTGCGGATAGCTTAAACAGTCTCACACAAGCCTTTGATGGACTGATTAATACGTTGAGTGAGAAAACGCCGGCGTATCACGAGATCGGAAAAAATTACGGGGAAAGCATTGTTGCAGGGTTTAAAGCAGCCAACGTTCAAACCAAGATTGTTAGGATCATCAACAAACTGATCACAGCACTGGAAAACAAAACAGGAAAATTTCAGGAAATTGGACGGAAATACGGCGAGGCAATGAAAGAAGGCTTTTCGTCAGGGTTAAGTGGGATGAACAGGGCCATCAACCGACGGATCAAAGACCTGGAAGGAAAAACCGATTTGTTCCAAGCGATTGGAACGAGTTATGGGGATGCCTTGAAAACCAGTTTTGATCAGGCTATTGAAGGGATGGAAGCATCCATCAAAAAATTGCGGGACAATTTAAAAGATTTACCGTCGGCTCCTAGCGACTCTTCAAACAAAAGCAAACGCCCGCCGAAGAAAAAGAAACGCGGCAAAGAAGGTCGCTCGCTTCCGGCGTATTACGCCACTGGTGGGTTTGTTCCGAAAGGAACCGATACCGTGCCAGCCATGTTGACCCCGGGAGAGTTTGTTCAGAGTCGCCAAGCGGTGAATACCTTCGGCAAAGACTTCATGGATAAAGTGAATCGCTTAGATATCAAAGGCGTGTTGGCACAGACCTATACCCGGTTTGATCCCAGCAGTATGTATCGAGCGCCGATCATCAACAATATCCATCAAGTCACGACCAACAATCAAGCAAACGTGACGCAACAGATCAAACAAGCTGCCCCCAATTACAGTCTCAAACGTGCGGCGGCAAGTTTGCAACAACTCACTTAGGAAGGCGGCGACAGGATGAAATGTAACGACTATTATCCCTACAAGAAATATGTACAATTCAATGATCTGGTCATTGATGATTTTACGATGCTGAAAGCTGCCGACCTGAGTCGGTCGTTTAAAACGGAAGGGCACGACTATAGTTATGGTCATGGCAGTTATGTGCCGTTTAAAACACGGCATCAATTCGCGAAAGAGCAGCACTTGAGTTTATCGATCAAGATGCATTATGAAAAATTTACCCGCAGACAAAAACCCTTCTTCAAAGAATGGCTAGTAATGAATCTGTCGATGCCTGGGAAACTCTGGGCAATTGAGGGCGATCAATTGTTGTGGACACGTGCTTATGTTACAGATTTTTCGGAAGTGTATTCGCTAGAGAAAAATGTGTTAGAAAGCGATTTGTCACTAACGCTATACGATGGTGTTTGGCACAAAGCCAATCGCTATACCACCTTTTTCAAACCCTATTCTTCCTGTGATTTCACGCGCTGTTTAGACTTTCGAGCGCCCGATCCGTGTCAAGTAGGCGTTATGAATACCTGTTGTGTGGATTGCCTTCAACCGGAACACACGACGTGCGAATTATGCGCCTGCCGATGTGCGGATCCCGCTTGAAAAGCTGAAGATTCCCCAAGGGAATACGTTTGGATATCTCGTCCATCATGGCATGAATTCATTGATTGTTGATACGGATGAGTGCTGCACAATGACGTGTGCGTATGTGAAGGTCGGAGAAATTACGTTATAGGAGGAACGAACCATGGCAGAAGAACAACACTGCTCTGCTTGTGAGCGGTTGAAACAGCACAACCCCAATGTCATTGTCAACGGCATTACGGGAAAGGAATGCAAAAGCCTGCAAGATAATAAGGGACTTGGCGGAGAGTGTGACAAAGACTACAAACGAAACGATTGTGAAGACCTCAATGATTTGAACGATTGTTTCATTGGCACACTGGGAGACAAACTCCCGGCCTATGACGAGTGCGACTGGAAACAGTTTGCCAAAGATCTAGTGACCAATTTGTGGAATGTCCTCAAAGCTTTGATCTGTGCCATTTGCGGCTTGTGGAAAAAAACAGATGAACTCAGCAAAAGTCAATTCAAACTCGTTGCCTGTAAAGAAGTTGGCTCAGGGGCATTCGGAGGCACCAGTTATTCCGCGTCGTATTTGCAAGACCAAAACGGCAAACGGACCTTAAGCAACTTTCAGTTGCGGGTGCAGATTTTGAGCAAAGATACCTTCACCATCAAAAAGGGCGAGAAGCTGGCGATTCCGTTTGAAGGTAAAGGGATCAACGACAAGAAATTGCCGTGTATGAACGTGGTAGAAAACTTGGCGCCTGCAGTTTGGCACAACTACAAATACGATCGCCCAGATCGCACACCAGAAATCTTTCCGCAGAATAATTGTTACATTGGGACCTCTGGACGAGGTCCAGGGCGAGAAAATTTCCCAGCCAATATCTATATTATTGCGCTAGAACGCGATATCACCTTTAACGGAGGTATCCCGTATCAAACCAGCGTCTTCTGGTCAGAAGAGCCGCTATTTTAGGAGGTGAGGACAGATGGCAGATAGAGAAGCCTGTCTAGCTTGGTTTGGCCAACGGCAAGGAAAAGTGAGCTATTCTATGGGTGCTTGGGGACCCGGCAGTTATGATTGCTCGTCTGCCGTTTATTCTGCTTTAGTCGCTGGCGGCTGGTTCCCTCCAGGGAAAAGAGGCTATACCGACACCCTTTATGGCGACCTTGAAGCCGCCGGCTGGAAGCAAACATCCTCTCCTGTTCGAGGGGATGTTTTTATTTGGGGAAAAAGAGGCGCCTCTAGTGGTAGTGCTGGTCATACCGGTATGTTTGTGGATCGCGTGGGGATTATCCATTGTAACTTTGACGCCAATGGCATCTCCACCACCAATTATGCACAAAGCCATCAATGGGCAGGGCAACCGCCTGCTGTGATCTATCACCATCCAGGCAATACTGGCGGGAACCCAGCACCGAACCCAAAGCCAAAACCACTAACCCCGCAGGAACAAACGGCCATAGACATTTGGAAGGAGTCCAAAGCGGCTCACTATTCGATGGAAAGCACGGCAGGAAAATTAGGAAACATCGAACTGGAATGTGGGATGAAAGCTGATACGTCCGAACTTGGCGGCGGCCCTGGTTATGGGATCGTGCAGTGGACAAGTCCAAATGCGGCAGAGCCTGGTGTGGTTTATGTCCAACGTCTCTTACGCCAAGCTGGTATCCGTGGGGATTATCGTCAAGCCGCCACTCAAGCCAAGCTGCTCGTGTGGCACATGACCCATGGACAATGGATCGGTGTTGTTGATCCAAAGACGGTAGAAGGGTTCAAACAATTAAAGGATCCACGCCAAGCGGCGCTTGCCTTTTTGAAAAACTTTGAACGCGCAGGCGTAGAAAAACTGCAAGCGCGCCAAAGTGCGGCGGAGCGTTGGCTCCAGTTTTTGAAATCGTATGAAGCTAATGGCGGTGGAAGTGGTGAACAGCCAACACCACCACCAGAAAAAGCGACATTGGAAAATGCCGGTGAGTTGGAACTGTTCGGGATCAAAGAAGGAAAAGCCTTTGCCAAAGGGTGGCATTTCAGCAGTGGCAAACCCAACCAAACCTTGGTGGTCATGAATGCTGAAACCGGCAAGGAAATGAAACGGCTCACACCAGCACTCCTTCCACGACCCGATATCAAAAAGGAACATCCCGAGGTGGAAGGCGTTGAACGGTGTGGCTTTGAGATTACCTTTACCGTGCCCGCCTTAACAACGATTTATTTGAAAGGGATCCGCAGCAATGGGGATGCCCACGAATTGGTCTTTGATAAACTGCTGACCTTTGAGCCAGTGACCAATGCGCCTATTGATCCGTTTGCCGAAGGCAACGAGCGGTTCTTCTTTGAAATTATTCGTAAAGAAACCGTGATTGCTCGAGGCAATACGCTCTTGAATACGCTGAGCTGGTCGAATGAGTTGCAGTTTGCGCCAACCACGACGATTGAACTGCCCATTGCCTATGAACAATTTTTCTTAGAGCGAGAAGAAGTGAAGCTCTATATCAATCATAAAGTCTTTCACGGCATTACCAAGCACTATACGCGAGATACAGCGCAGGGAAAACTCATGGTTGAATTGATCCATGTGGTCGATGAATGGCGCTACCGTCAATTGTCGACGAATCTTGCAGCAAAAAATCGAACGATCAATGATTTGTACAGCACGTATGATTTCCGTTATTCCAAGCAGTGGCATTTAGCGTTTCTGCAAAAATCGGCACAAACCGTGATTGATTACGTGTATAGCCGTCAAACCAAACTTGAAGCGTTGACGCAAACCTGTGAGTTGACGCCTGACATTTATTGGCGGGTCGGTTTTCAATTTGGACGCAAGCTAGAATTTGGCAGTTTTGGGGAAAAGAAAAACTACAGCTTTTCTACACAACCCACGTCTGAACAAAACATTCGAATCATTGGGGAACCTGAAATCACCCATGAATTTGCGGATGTGGTCAATATGGCGACGGTCTATGGCGAGAAGTCAGATTCTGGTATGACCAGTATGAGTCTGCGAGAAGTCTATTTCGAACCGCTGAGCCAAGTCAAAGGCTTTCCTGTTCGGACGTTGCGTAAAGGGATCAACAATGAACGCGGCTATGATTACATGCAGTTTAGCAAATTGGCTCCGAATAATGATATTGAGTATACCGTGGTCGATGAAGAGAGCATCAAGATGGAAAGCAACAAAGCCATTGAAACGACGTTCTCATTTAATGATCTGGCGCCTTTTTCAAAAAAGGACGAAGAGATCACCGACGAAGACCGAGCAAAAGCGGCACGGACTGCTTATGAAGCGGCCATTAAAAACCTAAAAGAATCACGGCGTTACTGGTCTATGACCGTCGAGGTCGAAGAACTCCCCAGAGAGATCGAAGTGGGGGACAAGGTACGCTTGTTTTATGATCTGAGTCTGTTTCAAATTGGGGAGTGTTCCTCGTATTTGGAAGAGATCTTAACCAAAGACGATTGGTTTTATGTGACGAAAATCGACTATGAGTTTGACGCAACCGGTGGAGAGACAAATAAGGTGACCCTTGCAAAAGAAATTCGACGGAAGAAAGGATGATTGCATGGCAGAATTGGACCGTGCCATTACCACATTGGCGCAACAAGCAGTCATACGAAAAAAAGAAAATGAACGCACGCAACGCCAACGACGCAATCAAGTGGTGGATACCTACGGTATGGAACATACCAGTCAGGGCGACGAAACAAGCCCAGCGACCTTTTTCGTGTCTATTAGCCCGGATCTCATCTATTACGAACGCTTTGAGTTCAAGTTGGTGATTGAGGCCTTTCGAATTCCCTTGAAAACAGGAACTAGCGGCTCAGTCCCACAGACAGAACCTGTAACCCTAGAAATCGTCAACGGCAAGATTACGCCGAATCCTCATACGCATGAAATCACTGCGGGGATTACGTTGGATGGCAATGTTGGTCAAACGTTTGAGTTGTTTATCGATGGGATCAATCTCACCGAAGCGTTCAAGCAACAATATAACGGTCACTGGGTGACAGGTACCGGCATCTTTCCTGAAACATCGAACGGCTTAGGCAATTACGATGTGCTCAAAGCCATCGAGTACCTGCCTGAATGGCAACGAGGCGTGGTGTTAAAGCCTGGATTTAAAAAAATAGAAGTGCGGGGAAAAGGCGTGTTTCACGCTACTTTGATCAATTATTTGAAGTATTCCCATGTCAATCGATAAGGAGTGAAAAACATGGCAGAAAATAAACATGCCTCTGATGGCTTAGCAGAAGATTTGATCCGTAGCTTTGTTCAAGTAGCCGGTGCAGAATTGCATGTCAAAACTTTACTGGAAAAGCGGGTGTCCGAGCTGGAGAACGGTTTGATCAACCTAGATGAGGAGAAAGTGCTGGAAGAACAATTAGAAGCAATAAACGAAAACAAAGAAAACTTGGGGACGCTTGCCAATATACGCCGACGCGAAATGTTGTATCTGTATGATTTGTTCGACAGTAAGGGTGACAAAGAACAGTGGTGTTTACTTAAACATTTAGCAATGGCTATGTACACCGCTTTCGAAGCATGGCAAGCAAGCGAAAACGATGAAATGCTTCTTCAATTTGCACTAGAACTCAATCAGCAATTTACCAAGTCCATGAGTAAATTTTTAGGGGTTTCTGTCACTGCGTGTGCGGCCTGTTTTGCGGATATTTTGAAAGGTGGCAGTATGGATGAGTAAACCAGCAATTTGTACGAATTGGCACAGTCCAGTAGTTCCCGAGTTTTGCGAGGAACAAACGTATGTGTTTATTCCTGTAACTACCTTGACTGAGATTAAAGACCCAAGTCGGGATCATGCGTACGTCTTGCCGACAAACGAGGTCTACGTGTTGTCTCACGATGCCAAGAAACTCGTTAAATTAGGCGGCATTGATACCTCTAAATTTGCGAAGAAGCCAGAAGATGTCGCGATTTTAGATGAGAAACTAAAAAAAGAAGTTGAGCAATTAGCCAACAGTTAGGAGTATGCGAAATGAACGACGTAACATTAGTCGCAAAAGCAGTGAAAAAATTATCAGATAAAGTGGCAGGAATCAAATTACCCGACTTGTCCTAGTACGCTACTAAAGAAGACTTGAAAAAGAAAGCTGATAAACCGGAAGATGTGACGATTACCGATGCAGAACTAAAAAAAGAGATCGAGACGATTGCAGGCAGTTAGGATGTGAACCTCATGGCTGAAAATCATATAACATTAATTGCAAAAGCAATTACTAAAATGAAAGCATTGTTAGATGAAAAAGCAAATAAAAGTGATATTCCAAGTACGAACAATTTTGCTACAAAAGACGATTTAAACAAAAAAGAAGACAAGACGGTCGTAGCGTCAATCAAAAAGACACTTGATGGGTTGGCGTGGGTCGGAAAAACGGCACAAGCGAACCACTCAAACAAAGGCGTAGGATTTAATTATTACCGTTGTGGTGGAATAGTCACGTGCCAAATAGCCGGTATCTGCAATGAAGACTTGCAAAATGGTTGGCATGCGGTAGCAAATCTCCCATCAGAGTTGAGACCTAATGTAACGACAGGTTCAGGAAAACTACTTGTAGCAAAACAAAATGCCACGCAGCTTGATCAACATGTACATGTTAAATTTTCCAATGATGGGAAAGTAACCATTTATTCACACGGCGTTAAAAAAGGTTACGAATGGAGTGGAGGCGCATCATGGCGAGTAAAATAAACGTTTGGGTTCGTTTAGGCGAACACGATATGGTGGAAGAATATAGTCTGAAAGAAAAGAAGGATTGGTTGAAGTTTGAAACAGAATACGAACCCGTTGACTATAGTAGTTGGGGTGTACGTGATGGGAAATTAGTACATGCGCCGACGGATTTGCCAGAACCTGCTTATGATGACCCAATCGAAGCCTTGAATCAACGGGTAGATATGTCAGACAATGCGCTTTTAGAATTAGCAGATACTGTTTTAAACCCTACGAAGGGAGGGCTCTAAGATGTACTCAGCACTAGCTATGCTTTATGCCACACATGTGATTGAAGGAAAACGCACCATAGATTCTGTTCCGGCAGTGATTCGCGAACAAGTGCAAGAAATCGTGAATAATGCAAAAAAGCAAGAAGGAAACAACTAGTTGGCTATGTAGTCAGTGGAACGATCGGCTTATTTGTCGGTCGTTTTCTTTTTTTGAGAGAGGAAGGAACGGGTTTATGAAGGAAATTATTGAATTATTGAAGCAACAGTTGACTAAAATGACCGGAGACGGCAGTTGGATTGTAGGAGGGATTGGGAGTGGTTTTTCGCTGGCGTTGCCTCACTGGGTGACCTCAAAAGAATTAAGTGTTGAACATGTGATCATTATAGGTCTCTTATTACTGGTATTTGTCATGGAGTGGTTAGTCGGTGGTCGGTTAGCCAAATTGTCAACCGTAAAAAGAAAAAGCAGTACGCCGATGATCGATTCAGCTATTCGAGATTTTATTATCTTAATCATCTGTGTAACAGCTTATGGCTTTGACTATTTACTAGGTACAGGAGCCGTCATTTTCTGTTTGTTTACGTTTGCGTTTATCTATCACAACTTTTACAGCTTGATGGCGAATATCGCTGTA